AGGCGACTCAAATAATTCTTATAAAAGACCACCTAGCAAATTAAGAAAGGTAATAGGTCTTAAAGGTCTTAAAGGTTTTAAAGGATTTAAAAGTTCTAAAAAAAGACAAGAAGCGTAATGGCAAAAGGAAGAGCAAAAAAAAAAGGTAATAAAATTTGTCCGGCAGGAATATCTTGGGCTAAAAGAACATTTGACAGATACCCATCTGCTTATGCTAATATGGCAGCAAGTAAATATTGTAAAGACCCTAATTACGCTAAAGGTTCTAAAAAGAAATAAATAACTATGGATGCAAAAAAATTAAAAGTAATAGCTAGTGAACTCAGGAAAGCATCTGCTATGCACAAAGGTCAAGCTGCTAAGATTGATAGAATGATAAAGTCTATGAGTAAGAAAAAGAAATGATAGGAGTTCAAGGTGGAGATTATTATTCTCCAATGAAATATGAAGATAGAAGAATTTTAGAATTAAAACTTAAAAGTGTTTTATCGCCTATTGAAAAATTAGAATTGCAAAAATTACAACAGAGTTATGAGTAAATTAAGTGCGGGAAGTAAGCATAGAAAATCAAAACCAAAAGCTGTAGCTACTAATGTTAATATATCTAATGTTGCTAAGCTCGAGCTTAGTAATAAAAATGAAAAGAGTAAAAGTAAGTTCAAACAAACAACTTATGTCACTTCTGATAATTCAGCAGCAAAGCTAAAGTTGAAGAACAAAAGTGGAGTTGGTCTTACAGGTAAAAGAGAAGTAAGTAAAAATGTTTACAAGGGTGCCATTAAAGATGATGATGGCTCTTACAAGTTGCTTAAAAACAGAAGCGTCAAAGGTAGAAATAAAAGCAAAAATAAAAATATCTCCAAGAAGCGTTACGAAAGAATCAAAAAGAGAATAAACAGAAAAGTGAATAAGTAAAATTACAACAGAGTTATGAGTAAGCTAAAAAAAGGTAGTAAGCACAGAATGAAAAAAAAATTAACCAAAGGACAAAAGTATATTGCAAACCAAGCTGCTCCCTTTGATGAGATAGATAAAAATGATTTTAAAAAGTTAAACCAATAAATTATAAAATTATGCCAACAGTTAAATATAAGTGCGAAGATTCAGGAACAATGAAAACTAGAGTATTTCCTTATAATGCGGTGGGGAAAGCTCAAGCTACTGAATTTGCTAAAGTAATGGATGGCTCTATTAAGTACAACCCTAATATGTATTCTCCTAAAAAGGGATACTAATGGGTGAGTTAAAAAAATGGAGAGACCAAAAATGGGTTCGTATTGGAACTGATGGTTCTATTCTTGGTGCCTGTGGCACAAGTAAGGATAAAAAGAACCCTGATAGATGTTTGCCTATTTCCAAAGCTAAATCAATGTCTAAGGCAGAAAGAGCAGCAACAGCTAAAAAGAAAAAAAAGTACGGAAGAAAAAAACAATTTGTTAGCAATACCAAGGCTGCTAGGGTTACAAATACTTAATGGAGGATGGATTTTTAATAGCATTATTATCGGCTTTTGGTATAAAAGAAATATGGTCAATCATTAAAAAAAAAATGGACCAAAGTGAAAGAGAGTCTGATAAACTAGATAATCTTTCATTAAAAATAATTGAAGAGCTAAAAGATAAAATAGATAGCTTAGAAATAAAAATAGAAGAGTTGATTAAAGAGAACACCGACTTAAAAATTAAAGTAGCTAAGATGGAGGAAAGATTAATCAAAAGTGCAGCTCATAGTAAGAAAAGAAAATTTGACAGATAAAAAACATATAGAAGATTGGAAAGTAGACCAATACAATAGAAACAGGAATCACAAAGATTGGGTAACTGACTATAATGAGTTTTTATATGTTATGGATATTATAAGTAAAAGATATGGCAGAGAAATCTAAAATGAAATGCAATGTTGTGGTTAAAAGCGATAGAGCAGGGAAAAAAAAGATGGTTAAAGCTTGTGAGGGTGGGAAAGAAAAACTCATCCATTTTGGAGCTACAGGATATGGACATAATTATTCAAGAGCTGCTAGGTCTTCATTTAGAGCAAGACACAAATGTAACACAGCAAAATCAAAGTTAACTGCAAGGTATTGGTCATGTAAAAAGTTATGGGCAGGTAAAGGTGGAAGTACAAAATCATCGCCAAAAAATAGACAAGGAAAATATTAGTATATTTGTAAAATAAAGTAATTTAAAATTTTAGTTATGAAACAAGGATATAACGCAAGACTTGATGAATCTTTAGGTTCTAAGAACGGAAAAAAGTCACAGTCTTTAAAAGCCCGAAGAGATGAATCTAAGGCAATGTCAAAAAAAGATTATGGACACGCTTATGGTGGTGACCATTCTATGGGTTATGAAGTACATTACCCAAAAGGTGTTAAAGCTCATTTGACAAGTATTATAAAAAAATAACAATGGCTGATAAAAAGGCACTTGGTGAAATGATTAGTAAAGGTAATCAAGGTAAGTTTACAGCTTGGGCTAAAAAAAATATGCCCGGGAAATCTGTATGCTCTGCTGCATCTACCGTTATGAAAAATAAAAGCAAGTACAAAACACCTATTGTTAAGATGGCTAACTTTGCCAAAAACTTTGGTTGTAGTAAATAAAGGTTATGGGAAAATTATTAATATGGTTAGGAACTAAAATTTCACTTTTGTGGAATAAAATATTATGTACTTGGAACTCAATATTAGTTAAGGCTACAGTTAAAGTAAATGATTGCCCTAACAAACTTTGTCAATGCAAAGATTAATTTATGCTTTTAAACGCTAAATATAGAAAACCATCTTCATCTCCTTCAATTGGACTTGGGGATTCTGTAGAAAAATTTACAAAGGCTACAGGAATAAAAAAAATAGTAAATAAAATAAGTGAATCTACAGGAAAACCATGTGGATGTGGAGAAAGAAAGGATACATTAAACAGGATTTTTCCTTACAAAAAAAAATAAAAAATTATGGGCTATCTTAAAAATACAATTAATGCTCAGAGAGCTAGTTTAATACCATTGAATGGAGGAAAAGCAGGAGCTTCAATTCCTGATATATCCACAAAATTAAACTTTTTATTATCTGTGGCTAGTGTTTCCGGTAATGTTCTAACTATTAAGACGCCTATTACCGGTGATGGTGCCGAATATGCCACACTTTTTGAAGCAGGTTTACAGCTAGGTATGATAGTTGTTGATACTACAACTAATGAAAGTTCTATAGTAGTTGATATAACCGATTCTACTCTAACGCTAAAAAATGGTGGTGGTAATTTTACCGGAAGTGAAGTACAAGTTTATGGTGGGTTCCAAAATGGAGCTTTAGTATATATTGGAAATGCAGGTTCTGCAGCTTCTCCTAACATTAATGTTATTACTTCAGGTGGAGATGATGTTACCTTTAAAGGGGTAAGCGCAGGTGATGTACTACCGGTTCAGGTTACTCAAGTAATCAATGTAAGCGAGGAAATGTCTGACCTTATAGCTCTTTGGTAAATGGAAAATTATACTACAGACAACACTTTGGGTCTAGAAGATTTAGAGGTAACATATGAAATAAGAGAATGTCTTTCGAAGATTTAAAAATATACGGAATTAACACAAGCGTAATGGCTATTACGTTTACCCAAATAGAAATGGCATTGAAAATCATTTTGTTAGTTGCCACTATAATATATACAGTCCAAAGAATATATAACGATTCAAAAAAAAATAAGTAGTGGCGCAGACAATTGGTTCAGCATATCAAAAGTCACCCACAAAAAAAAGACCCGGAGTGCATTCTAAAAATGCTAGTAAAGGGCAGACCGGCTATAAAACTAAATATAGGGGTCAAGGAAGATGAATCAAAAGCATACAGGATACACAAATATGTTATCTGACCTGAATTGTAGTGAAGAGAAAATGCAAGAGGTCACAAATATGTTAGAGGTAGTAAGCCTCTACAATCCTTATGTAGAAAGAAAAAACTCTAACATTCATGGTTATGGAATGTTTGCCAATAAATTAATTAAAAAAAATACTATAATAGGATTAGGAACAATTAATGGTATATTTAAAACATATATTGGTAGATACACCAATCACTCTTCTAATCCAAATATAGAGTTTAAGTTTTTAAATAATGAAGACGCAATAGCGTTAGCATTAAAAGATATACAAAAAAATAAAGAAATTTTGGTTGATTATAAAAACCATATATTAAATCGTAGATACTATGAGAGAAATAAATAAAATAATATTGCATTGCTCTGCAACAAGAGAGGGCGATGATTCAATAGATACAGAAGTTATTGATAAGTGGCACAAGGCTAGAGGATGGTCAGGATGTGGTTATCATTTTGTAGTTCTTATAGATGGAACTATAGAGTTTGGTAGAATGGTTGATAAAATTGGGGCTCACACTAAGAATTTCAATAAAAGTTCAATCGGGATTTGTTATGTGGGAGGAGTAGAAAAGGATGGTAAAACACCAAAGGACACAAGAACACCGGAACAAGTTGTCTCTCTTTTAGTTATTTTAAGGTTTTTGAAAAAATCTTTCCCTGATGCTTCTATACACGGTCATAATGAGTTTTCAAACAAAGCCTGTCCGAGTTTCGATGTAAATCTAGAATATGGAAACTTATGAAAGAATTTTTAGCTAAAATATTTGGCGGTGCTGCAACCAATGTGGCTGAAGGACTATCAGGAATAGTAGATAAATTTGTGCAAACAAAAGAAGAGAAGGATGCTTTTGAAAAAGAGATGACTCAACTCTTTATGAAGCATGAAGCTGATATGGAAAAAAACATTACTGACCGTTGGGTTTCAGATAACTCAGCATCTCAATTAACTAAAAATATTCGTCCTTTAGTTTTATTGTTTCTTGTAGTCTCTACTGTGGTTATGATATTCATTGACGCAGGTACGATTACATTTGAAGTAGAAGATAAATGGACAGACCTTTTGCAGCTTACTTTAATAACCGTGATTTCTGCATATTTTGGAGGTAGGTCATTTGAAAAGATTAATAAAAATAAAAAATAGTATCTTTGTATATAATTTAAATTTAATAAAATGAGTGAGCAAGTAAAATTAAACGAAGAAGAATTAAAAAACCTAAGAGAAGCAACTGATTCTCTAAATAGATTAAAACTAGAATTAGGAAATCTAGAGGTTCAAAAGTTAGAGTATTATGGTAAAATAAACCATCTAACACAAACATTTAATAAGCTCGAAGAAGAGCTTATAGAAAAATACGGCAAAGAGTCTGTTATAAACATACAGACAGGCGAAGTAAAAAAGAAATAATATGGCAAAAATATCAACCTATGCAATTGACTCTACCCCCTCTTTATCAGATAAAGTTATTGGGACAGACGTTGGAGATTCTAATATCACAAAGAATTATACGCTAGGTGATATTCATGGATTAATAACAAGTAATCTAACTAATTTATCAATCCCTATTTGGGATGATGCCAACACAGAGTTTGTTGACTCTGCTTTTGCGCAAGATAAATTCAGTTCACCAAAATATATAACTTTTTCAACACTCCTATATCAACAAAACTTAGGTGGTTCTACTTACCTAGGAGATAACGCAGGAGCTGAAGATAATTTTGATGGAGAAGGTTCGGGTAACTTTAATGTAGGAATTGGATTCGAAACATTAGGTAAATTTACAACCGGTGCAAATCCTGTAAGTGGCGCAGCCTCAGCAGGGGAAAACGTAGCTTTAGGATACAGAGCATTAAAAAGCACAACTACAGGGACAAACAATATTGCTATAGGGGCAGATTCATTAAATGCTAATACAGTAGGATATAACAATGTTGCTATCTCTAAAAACGCATTAGGCTCAGTAGTTAATTCTCAGCAGTCTTTAGCTACAAACGAATTTTCTATAGGTATAGGGTTTGCAGCAGGAAACCCATCTTCAAATCAAGTAAATACTTTAAGTGGTCATAGTGGGTCTACAATGGTTGGTCATCAAGCTATGGCTGATATTGTTTACGATACTGACGCCCCAAAACCTTCTAACAATGTAGCTATAGGGTTAAGAACCTTTAGACAAACAGGAACAGCAACCCTTCCAAGTTATCTCTTTGATAATACAGCAATAGGTGCTTTTGCAGGATTTAGAGCTAGATTAGATACTAATGGTGGAGCAGCAACTCCTGAAAATTTTATTCTTAATGAAAATATTTTTATTGGAAAAAACGCAGGTTATGATATAAAGGCTGCTGCATTAGGTACGGCACCATCAGGTATGACTTTAGGAAAAATTTCTAATAACACTTTTATTGGAGGTACTTCAATTCCAAAGTATGTGGCTAGTGGTAATGTTATAATTGAAACAGGAGGAATAGGAAATACTCTAGGTGCTCAATCAGACATCACAGAGAATAACGCTGCAGCAACAAACCTTTTAATTACAGGAAATACTCAAGTAATTGGTAGTAGTAATATTATATTAAACCCTATTGTTGCAGAAGGGTCCGAATCCGGTATAAAAAATACTATTGGACAACAAGGAACAGGTAATGAGAACAATTTTTCTGCTCACAATATAATTTTATCTAACAGGTATCCCGGAGAATATGGAGGTGCTGATAGTAACAAACTTGGTCAAAATAACAAGATTACCATTACTAACGGTGGAGTTTTAGATAAGGCTAAACTAAGAAACAATCTTCTTATTGGTACTACAGGGGCTACTTTAAACGCAGATACAACTAATAATTCTGACGGTGTACGAGATAATACTATTATTAATGGAGAAGATATAGATATACTTACTACTGATTCCGGATTGGGTCATGCTAATACAATTGTTAATAGTAAGTTCTTGCAATTGTCAGGTTCTCGTAGCAATTTCATAGTTAACACTAGGGGTGCAAGTGCAACAGCTAAATTTAATCTTCTTACAGAAACTTCTATAGGACAAAACTCAAGTGGTAATGTTTTATTTAATGCCTCAAATTATTTAGGTACCGTCAGGTCTGACGTTAGAGGTTCCTCGAACTTTGTAATGAATTCCGATACTGCTATAATGGTTGGTAATTTTAATACGGTATTAGGTGCAAAAGGAACAATTGCCGGAAACAATAATTTAATGCACGGTTCAAGTGGACAAAAAATAACCGGGAATAACCATTTTATATTTGGTCAAAACAATGAAATTCTTGATACTGATGCAGGTACTTCAACTAGAGTAGGTGTAATTGGTTTTGACAACGTAGTAACAACAGGTACTAACGGAGTTAATAGTAATAACGCTTTTGTTGGTGGAGCAGGTAATGCTGTTTCCGCAGGTATAAATAGTTTTGTATTTGGTCAGGGTCTTGTAAGCACTAAAAGGAATTCAACTATTGTAGGTAAGTTCAACAAAGATGATGGTGAGACAGGTACGACATCATTATTTGAAGTAGGGTGTGGTGTTAACACCACCAACCGAAACAATGCATTAGCAGTAAAAGGCTCCTCAGCCGATACGGTTATATATATGGACCAATTGGTGGCTCAAAATTATATAAATGATACAGCAGCAGGAGCAGCAGGTATTTTGTTAGGAGGATTATATCACACGGACGGAGTAGTAAAAATAAACACTACAGCGTAATTTAATTTAAATTAAATGGACATACGAAAAATTTCAGTAGGTCCTGATTATAAGTCAGGGGGAATGCACTACCTAGTAGGGCAGGGAGTCCTAAATGGAGGCTATATAATTCATTTAATTAAATACAGCTCCGAACAAGAAGCATATCAAATTTTTATATTAGACCAAAGTGAAGGTGAAGTTTTATTGTGGAAACAATTTAATTCTACTATGCCCATTACGTTAGAGTTTAATATAAATTTTTAATAATGTCAGAGGAAGAAAAAAAAGAGCTCATTAACAAAGCGCAAGTTTTGAAAATGAAAAAGGAAAAGATAGACGATTGGATGGAACAAATGTCTATTGCTGACGAGATTCACAATATTGAAATGAAATTAAATGGAGTCAAGCCGACTGATTCATATATTGATTGTATTGGTTGTGGCTCATAAATTAAATTATGAAATCACCAACTCAGTTTATAGTTAAACCCTTTGAGGGTAGGCGTTATAGTAACGTAAAAAAATTATCTGATTTAAATATAATACTAGATACTTCCGAAGAGTCCGCAGCTTTCTCTAATAGACAAGCTTTGGTTTTAGAAACACCCATAATGTATAATGGTCCTATTGAAAAGGGAGACCTTCTTTTAGTTCACCACAACGTATTTAAATTTTATAATGATATGTATGGTAGAAGGCAGAGTGGTAAAAGTTTTTTTAAGGACAACAAATTTTTTATTGACCAAGACCAATACTATATGTATAAAAAAAACAATTCTTGGAATACTGTAGAACCATACTGCTTTGTATCACCTATGCCTTCTACGGAAACATATATATATAAACCCTTTTCTTTTGAACCATTGATGGGTATTATGGAGTACCCTTCAGACTCAAATAAAAAAAATGGAATAAAAAAAGGAGATATTGTTACCTTTATGCCTGACTCAGAGTATGAGTTTAGATTTGAAAAAAAAGTTTTATATAGAATTAAATCAAAAAATATAGTAGCATATGAACCTCAAGGAAACAAAGCTTAAGATAATCCAAGCCGGTTACAGGGCTGTCGAGCAACTAATAAAAGTAGCAAAAGAAGATATAATAAAATACAACGAAGAGGATGATTTAGCTGCAGATAGATTAAAGAATGCAGCAGCTACCAAAAAACTTTGTATAATGGATGCTTTTGAAATACTTAACAAAATAGAGTCAGAAAAAGAAGCTATAGAAATGATAGGGCTAAAGCCAAGCACAAAACAAGGGTTTGCAGAAAGAAATTCAAAATGATAAAAGAAATTAAAGATTATATATCACCATCTGTTATTGCAAACAAAAATAGAGCAAGGACTTGGTTATATGGATATAATCGAAAATATGATTTAGTTATAATTTCAAAGTCAGGACAAATTGGAAGTATAATAGAAATATCAAATATAAAAATAGCCCTTCCTAAAGCCTCTAAGGAAATTATAAAAAGACACGATAAAAAGCTAGAGCAATATTGGGAAAGAAAACAAACCCCCAAACAACTTCAAAACATACGGTCTATATTTCAATGGAATGAAATGCCAAGAGAGTTTAAGTCTAGGTGGGTAGACTATATAGAAAAAGAATTTGAATATAGGGATGAAGGACATTGGTTTTTTAATAATGGAAATCCAACATATATTACAGGTGCTCATTATATGTATTTACAATGGACTAAAATAGATGTAGGTTATCCTGATTACAGAGAAGCCAATAGAGCTTTTTTTATTTTTTGGGAGGCTTGTAAGGCAGACACAAGGTCTTATGGGATGTGTTATTTAAAAATAAGAAGGTCCGGATTTTCTTTTATGGGCTCCTCAGAATGCGTTAACACAGGAACAATATCTAAAGATTCAAGAGTAGGTATATTGTCTAAGACAGGGGGTGATGCCAAAAAAATGTTTACTGATAAAGTAGTTCCTATATCTAATAACTATCCGTTCTTTTTTAAACCTGTTCAAGACGGTATGGATAAACCTAAAACAGAACTAGCCTATAGAGTACCTGCATCAAAAATCACAAAAAAAAATATGCATGAAATATTTGGTGATGACATGGAGGGATTAGACACCACTATTGATTGGAAGAATACGGATGATAACTCTTATGATGGAGAAAAACTAATGTTATTAGTACACGATGAAAGTGGAAAATGGATTAAACCCAACAATATTTTAAACAATTGGGGAGTAACTAAAACCTGCCTACGATTAGGTAGTAAGATTATAGGTAAATGTATGATGGGTTCTACATCTAACTCACTTGAAAAAGGGGGTAATAACTTTAAAAAACTTTACGAAAGTTCCGATGTTACTAATAGAAACTCAAATGGTCAAACTAAAAGTGGGTTATATTCTCTTTTCATACCTATGGAGTGGAACATGGAGGGTTTTATTGACATATATGGAATGCCTGTTTTGCATACACCAAAAGTAGAGTTAATGGGTGTAGATAGGGAATCTATTTATCAAAGCTCAATTGATTATTGGAATGGAGAAGTTGAATCACTTACTGATGATGCTGATACTTTAAATGAGTTCTATAGGCAATTCCCAAGGACAGAGGCTCATGCTTTCAGAGATGAAAGCAAATCATCAATATTTAACTTGAGTAAGATTTATCAACAAATTGATTTTAATGACGCAGTAATAAAAGAACATAATATAACTCAAGGAAAATTTATTTGGGAAAACGGAGTTAAGGATAGTAAGGTTATTTGGGTTCCTAGTAAAAAGGGAAGGTTTCATATATCTTGGCTACCTGCGTCACATATTCAAAACAATGTACATAAAAAAAATAACATAACTTATCCGGGAAATGAACACTTAGGGGTATTCGGATGTGACTCTTATGATATTAGTGGTGTAGTTGGAGGTGGAGGTTCTAATGGTGCATTACATGGATTAACAAAGTTTTCAATGGA